TTGGTGATCGTGCCGGTAAAATTATTCCAGCTTTGCAAGGGGCGGGCGAAGAAATCGCAGCGCTAACAGAAAAACAATTAGCAGGCGCAGGCGCGGCCAAGACAGCGCGAAAGGTATTAGAAGACACAGCGAAGGGCGGGTTTGATGCTTTAAAAAGCGCGGTAGAAGCTGCGGGCATTTCGATAGGTACGGCGTTGATGCCTACTGTAAAAAAGCTAACCGGTTTTTTTACCACATTGGCCAGCAAGCTCGCAAGCGTAGATAGCGGAATGCAAACGCAACTAGTTACCATTCTTGCCGTAATCGCTGGCATTGGTCCGCTGTTAATAATTTTGCCCAGTATTGTTTCCGGTTTTATGCTTTTAATTTCGCCGATTGGGTTAGTTGTTGCAGCAATCGTAGGACTCGCTATTGCTACAATAAAGTACGCCGACGTTGTTGCACCGTACATAACGGACATAATAAATTATTTTATTACGCTGTACAACGAATCGGATGCTGTTCGAATGTTGGTTGGCTATGTTAAATCGGCATTTGTCCAGAATTTCAAAAACATTTTCACGGTTATTGGTCTTGTTGTCGGTCGCGTCAAAGACTTAGCTAAGGCCTTCATGCAAATATTTACTGAAGGTGATTTTTCCGGTGCTTTGGAGACGATGAAGCAATCGATGCTGAGAGAATTTGAAGGACTTAAAGGCATTGTGGTTGATACTGCGGATGCGATTCGAGATGGTATAGATGAAGAACTTGCAAAAGACCCTATTCAATTAGTAAGTAATGAAGCAGTTGAAGAAGCGATAGCGACTGTCGGCGGCTTAACTGATATGTTTGCAGGCATGACAAGCGGTGGCGGTACCGTAGTTAAAACGCCACAGGTTGGAGACCTATTAACCCAGCTTGGCGCAGGCACCACAGCGCCAGCAGTTGAAGGCACATTGAACATTGTCGACATCGAGATGGATGAAGACATTGTGGATGAGGAGGACATCGACCAAATCATTGCAGCTGCAGACCTCGTGAAGCGAAAGACCGAAGCCATGGCGCAAAGCGTCGCAGGTTTTGTAGATCACGCTTTTCAACAAGTTGCAAGCGGCACGGCTACTTTTCAGCAAGTTATGATGGATATGCTGAAGCGTTTGGCGCTACAGCTCGCTTCACTTATTGCACAATTCGTAGTGCTGTCAATCTTGCTGCCCGGTTCAACTGCTGTCAAGGGCGGCATTAGTAAGTTTATAGGCGGCGGCTTTGGCATTCCACAGATGGCCAGCGGTGGCATCGTGAGTGGACCAGTTATTGCCCAAGTCGGTGAGTACTCAGGCGCACAGCATAACCCTGAAGTAATTGCGCCGCTTGACAAATTACAAAGCATGATGGGCGGATCTTCCGTGCAAGTTACCGGCAAGATTTCGGGCCGCGATATACTGCTAACGAGTGAACGCAATGCAATTGATCGCAACCGAGTAAGAGGATTCTAATGGCTGACCCGATACGACTTTACGCAGAATTTAGAGACGATTTAGGCGACGACTGGCGACTAAACATTCACGATGCGAATTATTCAAGTTCGGCCATAGAGTTTAAACTAGGGGCCGACGGTTTTGTGTTTCGCTATTCAGGCGATAACGAAAACCGGCATCAGTCAATTATTGGAAGCGAGGTTACTTTTACTTTGACTGAGGAAAACAGCGCGCATGAAACGTTTATGGATTTGCTGGCAACAAATAACGAAGCACGGTTTTCTGTAAGCATCCGCAAAGACCCCGACGGAACAGATGAATTTTGGTGGGGCGGTATTTTGTTGCCTGAACAAGTGTTGCGGCCTTTTGATTATTTCCCGATTCAAAACACTTTAACAGCTTCGGACGATATCGGCAACCTCGAAAATATTTTATACAATAACGACGGCGTAGCGTACACCGGTCAAGGCTCTGTAATTGATCACGCGTTAAACTGTTTAAATAAGATTCGTACAACACACCTCTGGGGCACAGACGATTTTTTGTATTACGTTAATGACTTTGTGAGCACGCAGTACACCGGCGCGAATCAGTTAATAGATACTCGATAAGCCATTACGGTCTTTATAACGAAGACAGCGAAAACCAAAAGCAATACTATAGCACGTTTGAAGTTCTCGAAAACCTTGCTAAGGTATTTAACGCGCGCATCTTTCAAGCGCAAGGCAAATGGTGGTTTCTTCCTGTAGGCGCTCAGAAATACAGCACTACGTTAACTGTCGAAGGAACGCAAAAGGACGGCACGGCATTAGCCCAGCAGAGTATTGCAACGGCAAAGAATTTCGACAGCGATTTCGAGCGCCTAAACGGTTACGAATACACGTATTTGGCACCTTTAAAAACGGTTTCTCGCACGCGAAAATATAACGGAAATTTTCCGGTAGTATTCGACGGGCTATATACTGAACAACAATTTGGAACGGCGATAAGCGACACGGATATTGATTACAACACGGGCACCACGTTGGCCGTTAGCGGTGTTTTCAATTACGAGTATAACGGAGACAATACAAGCACAGGCAACGCGCGAATAGGGCGAATAGAAATGCGTTTCACGGTAAAAGTGGGCACGAAGTACTTGCAACGGGACGTAACATATGACGGCTTGAGCGCACCAATTTTTTACGGCTTTGGCGATTTAGACGACGGCCCATATCAATATACTACGCACGTCTATGGCGATGTTTCACTAAGTAATTCGCTCGCGTACTATTATATAGTAACGCCAATATTTGACAAGCGCGACGGCGAAAGCCTCAGCGTACCGTTTTATTTTGATTTACCTGCACTCGCTACCGACGAAAACGGTTTAGATATAACGGTGCAAGTTTTTGGCCGCGATTACCAAGGCAACAACAACACGGCGCTGGTTGATAATACAAACGCGGATTTTGAAATCGTGACCTTACGCGGCGACGTAACTGGGCCGGAGCCGCTTGGCGATACCGTAGATTTTACAGCGACGAACAGCCAAACAGCGCGCGCGCATATTGACCAAGGTTTTTCGTTATTCGGCGATTACGAAACGCCAAACGCGGACGGCGTTTTGCGCATCATTGTGGGCGTTAACGCTGTAACGTCTACGCAATGGCAAAGCCTAAACTATACAGGTTCAGCATTGAGTTTAAACCGCCTAGGCGTACAAGAAATTTTAGCCGGTCAAGTGAAGCCGACACGGGTACAGCGTGGGCAGGTTTACGGATCGTTAATTTATATGTGGCAGGTGATTAACGACACCGCAGGCGATTACGCTTTATTTCAACTGACGTACACCGCGCGCAGCGTCGAGACAGATCTGGAAGCCTTCCAAATTAGCCGCGACCTTACAAACGTAATCAGCGCGCAAGGCGATACGCATGACGTAAGTACACCAATAGGCGAAAGCAGCGTGTTGCGGTCGGCAATAGCTTTTGACGTAACAAATAGGGCGCTTGGTGTAGGTTACGAAGGCATCGGGAACAGAAACCAAACTATTTTACGAACTATTAGCCAGCGCGATACAGTTACGACGCAAGTGAATGACACAGATTTNCATATNGTNAACACGTGGACTGGTCCAAATGGTTACGGCACTTTAGAACTGCCAGCCATTGCAGAGAGTCACGGGCGCACTATACAGATACATTCGGACAATACAATCAGCGCCAATACTTTTGTGCGACTTATTCCGTCGAGTAGCGATACAGGAGTCACTATTGACGGCGGAACGTCTTACAGCTTTAATCGAGCTTACGACGGGATTACAATTTTAGGACATACAGACGGGAACTGGTATATTATACAGAAGAAAGAGAAATAATGACGGATTTAATTTTAGTGCTTGTACCGGTGGCGGCGGGCTTAATTGGTGTTTGGGTTAACCTTAATAGTACGGTGGCGCGATTGAAAAGCCGCGTCATCCAGTTGGAAATTGACAGCAACGAAATTAAGACCGACATGAAACTACTGTTGGCGAGTATGCATAAAATTGAATTGATGATCGCAAAAATGCAAAAATGATTTTCATTATATTGGCAACCGTGACGCTAAACGTGATTTATAAAGCGCGTGAATATGGAAGGGCCGACATCGCCGACCTCATTATAATTATTGCCGCGCTTGCTATTGTTTACGGATGAGGTACTTTGAATATTCAGAATTTGATTGTCCCTGTAAAACTTGCCAAGCAAATGGCGAGGGCAAAGGGGAAGACGA